GACCCTAGGAGGGTTTTCCATCTATCCAAACACCTGTGTGAGAGGATAGGCATCCAGCGGAAAGCTAGGACTTTAAAAGATGAAGAGGCAACTGAATGTATTCATCTTACCAGAGAACTGGATTTTATACAAACCGGCACAGAGGCAACTGAATGTATGCGCCGGCCAGAGCTCGAAGCTCCTGTGATTACTCACTAAACAAACATACCCGCCCACGACTTGGCAGTCGCTGGGAACGTGACGGCACCATTGAAATTGGCAAGCCGACGTTCGATGCCGGGGGCTGGGCAAAAGTTGTGGTAACGGAAATCGTCACCAGCAGCGTGGAAAACTTCCAACCGCGCGTTTTGAGTCGTCTTGATCCACAGATATCCGTTTCCCCACGGACCAATCTGAGGAACTGACAAACCACGGTCTTGGTTGGGCAGGAAGTTCAACTCACTGCAAAACGGCACACTGACGTCGATCCAAGAGCAGTTCGAGCTCAGAGGCATCGTCATCTCGCGCGCCGCGAAGGTCGGCCAATACGGTCCCGTCACCGTCTGGACACCAGAATAGGTCTGTGAAATACCAGCACCCAACAGCATATGACTCAGGTCAACATCTGAGTAGGACGTGCCGTCGGAAGTGCGGTTCACAGGGGTGTGCATCACCATCGCTGGCACAGTGTCATACACGAAGATGCGGAACTTGATAGTGCCGCTCCACGCTGCAAACACATTCGCGTACGCGTTGGTAAGATACACGGGAATGCGCCAAGCCTTGAGCTGGTTCGACTGGAGATCGGAGATACTCCATGTGGTCGCATAAGCCGCAGACGGTACAGGAGTGTAGCGCCGGAGTAGTTCGTGAATGTCAGTGACATTGAACTCGAACTTCTCTCCAAGTACTACACGGCACGGGAGTTGAGGCGTGTTAGGTGGTTCTTGAGTACCAGTAACAACTTCCTCAGGTTCCTCACCAATCTCAGCACCCTTCGGCGTTCCGGACTGAGCCGTAAACGTCAAACGAGACTGAGAACCGATGGACATCGGATTATAAGGCGTAGGAACAGCAACGCGGACATTCTCGAACTTGATAGTCACGATAACATCAATGCTAGTGGCCACGATCTCACTGGCAGTCCGGAGCTCATTCATGACAAACAGCTTCATGTACCCTGGTCGGTAGTTAGAAGTCACTGCGGAGTTGTCATTAGTCCGGACGTACTCTTGAGTGTTGTTGTATGGAACACGAACCTCTTGCACCATGTTGTCACCGTTGAAGTCAAGTACTGTGTTGTACACGCTCGCCGTGCTGTTGTTGGTCGGAGCGTTCACGCCATAGTACACTGAAGCTAGTATACGTCCAGAGTGGAACTTCGTCCTCACAGCGGTGATTCGGAACACAACATCATACCGAGCAAACTTGAACTCGTTCAGCATCCACACGTTGAAGGGGACAACTGAGCCAGTGTTGAAGCCAGTCGGAGCGTCATTGTTGGTCACCCATGAGCCAAGACCCAATGTGATCAAACCAGCTCCATCAGCCTGAGACGTGCTCCAGCTGAAATTGGCGACACGGCCCTCGCGAGCGCACAGCGCAGCGATGTTCGACTCCATCGGATCACGGGTCAAAGTCGCCTGCCGGCTCATCTCCTGGGGGTGCAGCGCTAAGCCAGTTGTGGGGACCACACCAGCTGAGCGACTCATGCTAGGAAACTGAGCAACCGTTGGGACACCACCACCGACAAGCGGCGGGTTGTCCATCGGAACGGTAAGCTTGGCCTCGGTGGCCTGACCGCCAATCTCCATGGTTGTCTCTGATGGGACAGAGCCAGCCACGTCTCCCATCGTGTACGTGTTCGTGACGTTGGTCGAGCTGATGTTGCCCTGTGCCAAGAACGTCGTATCCGAAGTGTAGATGTTGCCGATCTTGGCACCCGTACCTGCAGTGAAACCATAGATCGGTCGAGTGTTGGTCGCCGAAGGTGCCATCTGACGAGGGATGAACGCTCGCGTCTTGAATCGCGAATAGATCACAACACCACACGTAGACGGCGTCGCCTTGGTGACAAGTGGGGAGTACACTCCCAACTTGACCCACGCGACGGCTTGTGTCTTCGAATGAGCGTCTTGGTTGTCGAGCAGAGACTTCCAGTACTTAAACGGCATCACCACCGTCGCAGTGGTATTCTCGTTGGGGTTGATCATGACATGCGTCAAGCTGGGCCAAGTGTTCAAGTCTGGAACGACATTGATCAAAGGCACCATGAACAAACACAACATGCCAGCTGCGGTAGGTGAACCGTTGATCTGGACCGTGATTTCCACATCAGGTTCAGAATACAAAAAGTTCTGGAACGTCATGTTCTGAAGGTTCTGCTGATCGCCTTGACCAAGCACCTCAAACGGGAGAGCTTTGTCATAGATGATGCTACCGACCCCGGAAGACGTAGACCAGTCGAGCTGTGAGCGAAGGATGAGCGAATCAGGACCCTTCTGGAGGTCAGCCGGGGAATCATTGAGAGAACGCTCCTGTAGCGTCCGTCCGAGCATCGGAACGGATTGTTGCTCACTAGCAGCGGTGCTTTCGTCGATCTTCGTCAGGTTACCAGATTGCGCCACAAACCGGAAGTCAGCTCCAGAATCAGTCGTCCTGTAGGCTACCATCTTGCGAAGGCTGGCCCACGGAGCAACGTCAAGTTCCGGGAAGCCGATCTTGCCAAGCGCGGCATTAACAGCATCCTTGTACCACTCATAGTACTCTTCGTCCCACTGGCTCGCATACTCGACCATTTGCTTGCACTCTTCGTAGATGGTCAAGTTGTTGTTGCGTGTCCACATCAGCGATTCCTGAAGAGTCTCCTTGCGCAAGGCCCCGGACCACTGACCGTCAACCAAGACAAAATACGAGCCCAAGAACATGACCTGGTCGAAACGCAGGTACTTGTCATCTAGCTCCTTGTCCTTCCAAGCCGACGTGTACAGCTGTCCAAGCTGGACTAGATCATCACGGATTTGGAGTGGATTCCACTCGACCTTCTCCGAAATAGCCAGAATGTGATCGTCACCGAGGATGACTGCACGAACGTAATCTGAGAACCGCAGGTGTGGGTACCGGGTCTTCCACGCGTAGCGCAAGTACAAGTCAGCAGTGATACAGTTCAAAATCGTGGTCCATAATCCACCACTATCGTTGTTAGCGAGCGTGTGAATCAGGTAATCACCGATGAACTTGCCACTGGTAGTGTCATGCTTGCGCGCATGCTCGAAGATGACTGATGAACCGGGCAACTCTCTCCCAAGAAATTCCAAAACGCCGAAGCACTCGTCCATTATTTGCCTCTGGTGACGGAGATCGTACTCGCCGAAATCACCCGCGACCAGGCGCTTGTGGAATTTTCGTAGACGATGGTAAATTTTGCCAGCGTCAAACGAGGTTGGGTTTATGCCCAGAGCATAGCCTATCTCCGGGAAGCTGTGGTTGAAAGCGATGATCAAACTGCCGAACAGCATGCGACAAACAACGTTGTACGAGACATCGTTACTGTACGTAATGCGTGTTGCGACCTTGTCGATCTTACTCTTCGATCGAGTCTCGTCTTTCATGAACCCGATGAACACCTTGTCAATGTCCTCACCAGATTGGACCCGCCGAAGCTGGCTCATGCAGTGAGTCTGAAACTCAGGTGTGTAGAAGCCCTCACCATCTCTGTGCCAGACCAGGGAACGCTTTCCCCGTTTGTCAACGAAGTAGCAGTACGGGTAACCGGCATGCGTGCTGGTATCAACACCACTCAACGCGCCAGGAATACCGAAAACAGCTTCTTCGAACGTCAACGTTCGCAAACCACCAGTCAATGAGAAGTCGAGACCCCTTTTCAACTCGTCCTTCAACTCGACACTAGCTTCCCTCAGCACTTTATCACTGATGACAACCTTCGGAGCAGAAACGAGCGTGGCAATGGCTTCTTCAACGGGACACTTGCCTTGACTGCGTGGATCAGCCTTACTCATGATGGCTGGTTCCTTGGTGACAGACCACGGGAGGTGCTCAGCAATTGCACTTGGTTTCAACTTAGTGTTGGTAGCCATGTGGACACGCTGTGTCTTACTGAGTACTTCAATCTTCTTGAGGTTGGGACATTCCATCGTCTGCAACCGTTCGAAGAACTCCTGTGGAGCTTCTGCGACGTAGTCATCTCCTGCCATGTCGAGCACTTCTTCGATCATCTCCCGCGTCACGCGCGTAGCCAAGCCGAAGGGGTAGTCTTTGGCAACTGTACCGGCAACGTGAATGCCAACACACTTGGTGATTCCCCTACCTTGTGCCAACAGCAACGGTGTGCCGCAATCCCCAGCAGTCGTCTCAGCTTGGTACATGAACCCATCATTGAGCTGCAGTTGCATGCCCTCATATGAATACACGTTGACCTCAGGTCGCGCTTCAGTGAAGACAAGCTTCGATCGCGTCTTCATGCTGACACGGAAACGAGTTTCAGGAATCTCGTCCTCCGTAGCAAACAGATTGCGAGCGTTCTTAAACTGAGGCATCTTCGGACATTGGAAGTTGATGAATGCCAAGTCGCGTTCAAGCACACCAGAATCAGGATCGTGGCACATGAAGAGTGAATCAGGGTCCAACTTCCACGTATACACATGATCGTGATAGGTGAGAGAGAGCTCTGTGCCTGCTGGGATCACTGAACCATTGCGGAACAACCCGTGAGCGTAGGTGAGTAACCACCTGTTGCAAATAGGGATGGCCTTCATGGTCAAGTGTCCGACATCCAAGTCCACGGTTTCAACAGTGCGAGAAGCTTCGGCTTCGAGCCGCGGTGCGCGCGACCACTTGCCAGGCTTCTTAGCGCGGTGTGACGTTTTGTTCTTGGGAGTCGACTCAGCGTCGAACGTCAACTCAGGGGTGTCTTTGGCTCCAAACCACCGAGACACACCAACGACAAGCGCCACGATGAGACCCATGTAGAACCATGACTTAACACCGTCCTGGTAGGACGTACCTGCCTTCTCTGCATAAGATGCTGCTTCCGCGTCCCACGCTGAGGCGATGTCATGGTAGGCCACATGCCAAACGCGCTCCAACCATTCATTGTAATCGCGGTAGGCTGTAGGCCTCATGTTCTGTCGAGCTGGTAGAGCATCCTCATCGTCATTCTCTCCGTGAACGGGACAGTTGACTTTGAGGGTGACCTGGTTCTGGCAAACCTGCTTGTAGTCACAGTTGGGCCACGGACATTCATGAAAGTGCCGCGCGCCGTCACAATCGCCAAGGCTGGTGATGTGGCTCACTCGGTCGTTGTTGTCGTTCTCAGAGACACCTTCACACGGAGAGATCTTTAGACACTCTGGACAACAGAACTGCTCACTGATCTTGTGCCTCCGCTTGACTCCACACTCGCATTCATGCACATGCCGAATCTCAACAGTCGGTGCTTCAGCAACGAAGTCACCTCCAAGAGACGCAGCAATAGCTTCAACGACACCCATAGGCTGTGACGGCAAAGAACAAGTCTTACGCAACTCCTCATTGATGAGTTGGTCGGCAGTCTTGCTGTCGTCCTGGATGTCGAAGTCTGAAGCTCGCATCACTTCTTGGAACTGACGTTTAGCCATGCATTTCGCGCGGACGTTCTGCACCATCACTTGGTATGTGCACCATGGCGTGGCAGTTGCTTCATAATCCGCAGAGTAGATCGATCGAACTGCACGGCACTCGAACCACTTCTTCTCCAGAAGATCCTCCCGTGGCAAGGTAGCCAGCAAGATTTTACCTTCGGAGATGTACTGTTGGTGCGAAGCGGCGAACCGCACTTCGATGACTACGTCCCGACGCCGTTGGAGAGCCACGGCATCGAAGTCGGGAACGCGATCGTGAAGTGTGTTGTTCAGGGTGAAGATGGTATCTGACTCAAACTTCGTGCCCTTGATTCCAACAAACGGATCGTCAAGCGTTGCCATGTTGAGAGTAGCACTGGAGGAGCTAGCCAAAGTGAGGAACTCACTAGCTTCACGCTCCCGCTTATCAGCGCCACCAACAAGCCACTCATCAAGGATGACGGCATCATGGCTCGCATAGCCGTTCCAATGCTCCTCGTTGGCATTGCGGGTGTAGATGGTGTTGGCATCACAAGCCTCCTTCGCGAGGTTATCAGCGATGAGAGTCTTGCCAATTCCCGACGGACCAGCAATATGCACGACAAAAGGTTCAGGACGTTTCTTTCCTGAGTTCTTGTACGAGTTGATGTGGAACTGCAGCTTTTGCAACTTAATGAAGGTCGTGACAACGATCGTTCGCATCCCGGCATGTTTTGCGCCGTAGAGACGAGACTGCAAATCCGACCCCGCCTTCATGGTCTCCGTCACCCTCTCCATGTAATAGTCAGAGACTACCACCTTCGAGATTTTGGAGAACTGAATGAGAGCATTGGCTGTCGAACGCCACATGTCAACATCACGCTTGAGACGATACTCCTCTGTTCCGAACTTGAAACTCAAAGCGTCCTGAACAAGAGTAGGCATCAAAGAGAAGCAACACGCACCAATGTTCGCGACCAACGTACCGCCTGCAATGAGAGACATGAGGTACATCGAACGCTTACGCAGTGCATCAGCATCCTTCGTAGCGAGTCCAAAGATCGCAACAATGGTCGAAACGACGAGAGCAGCTGGAGAGATCTCCGCCTGAGCTTCAAACTTGAGGCTAGACATACCACTCAGCGCACGAACAATGCCGCGGCCAAACGCATTACCAAGAATGTACGCGCCCATGAGGAAGAAAATCAAACTCACGGAAAACACAAGTGCCATCTTGCGCTTAATCGTGTCGGTCATCATGTTGGACGGTAAGTCATGAATACCAAAAATCCGCATGATCGACTTGATCAGCATTCGACGCACGGAATCCAAGAACGAACCGTAAGCACTGGAAACCAATCCTGTCAGGCTTGAGATAACCTTCCAGAACCGATCAACAACCCTTTGGGCAAGCTCCTTGAATCCCCAGTTCGGTGCGTCACGGTTGATTTCCTCAGCCGCCTCCTCAAAGGCATCTGCGCTTTGGTAACCACCTTCAGCAATGAAGCTGGACAGCTTGTGTTCATACGCGCCATGGCGAACAGGGCCAACGAAGCGTTGCACGGAATAAATGTCAACGTACAACACTTCATTGCCTTCAAACGGACCCCACCGTTCGTCGCCATGTTCAATGGCATAAATGACGTACGGGTTAGTCAGAATGTCGCGCTTGACCTTGTCTTTGTCCACGGGGAACATCCTGGTGATCTCACACTCCCGGGTAGCCATCCTCGCACACATTGCTGCAGACGCTAAGAAGGCCTTGAGATTCCTCATGAACCCAGGGGAAGGGTGGGCTTGATCACCACCAGAGTGTTTCCAGTCCTCGAGGGCATAAGCCAAAGACGGAACAGCCTGAGTGCTAGGTTCGGTCCGGTGAAGCCGGGCCCACACTTCGTCTCGCGATGGAATATCAGACTCGGTGTGGCCATTGTTCACGGCATCAATCACAGCCAAGCAAGCATCCCGGTACGATCCAGAGGCAGCCAGGCGCTCGAAACGATTGTAAACGCGCCCTGGTATGGTGACCTCTGGCACATCAATCGACGTAGCACTCTTGCGACGCAACTTGAGTCGCGGGTAATGGGGGGCTTCAGCAACGAAAGAACGTCTGACGCCGCGAAGATAATCTCGACAACGGGTGAAGTCAAAGATTTCTCGCAACGTCTCGACTAATTCGGTCAGAGACGAAGCATCCAACACGACCTGGCATTTGGACCTGTGACCGCGGTGGATTCGTGGACTTTTGACTGACATGCGAACGGTATGGCGGCCGGTTCGCGTGGCAGTTGAGACAATCCCAATCTCAAGCTCATCAGAAGACTTGGCATGGTGGCCACTGTCCTCTTCTGAGGTCTGACGGCTTTCGTCAATCGTAGTCTCAAACCCAGCAGTATGATCGCTTTCTGGGTTGGACTCTTCCACAGTTTCCGACTGTGGGGTGAGGCAGGTGTTACGGTCACTTCCTGCACTCGCGAGAATCGCCTTAGCTTTTGCTGCTTCGGCGAAACGTGCTCGCCCTGAGAATCCAAAAACCTCGGGCATATCGCGCACGCATTTCTCATACATGTTTTTCGTCACAGCGAGGTGTTCACCCCGGTAGACGATCGTCGTCGGTCTTTCTTTGTGTTTTGTGGAGCTGCCTCGCAAGGAGCGCAGTCTTACACCACTGTTGGAAGACATGGTTCTGTCGGAAACGGTCACTCGTAAGCTCCGCGTCTGCCCCTGACAGAATGGGTGCAGTTTAATTCCAGTTGGGGGGGGTTTAAAAGTCGTATCTTAACCGTAT